CAGGGTTGACAACGTGACACACCCCCCCGAAGGGCCCTGTGTCACATACATTCCAGCAGCTCATAAGGGTTGTTTATGCCCTTTGATTAGAACACATCTGAAATGCACTTAAAGCCTTTTAAAATTCTGAGACGAGAAAACTAGGTAAGACCCAATCAAATTTTTAGTACGTACTGATTCATGCGTGCTGAAAGGCTTGTGATTACTAATTTTTGCACCACAATTTTTCACTCTTGGCGATTCAAGCGGATGTATTTTTCAACACCATTGATCACTCCTGAGACCTCAAAACACACCACATCCAAAACAATTGTACGACTTTTACTGCTGCTACATGACTATGTGACTCCAGTTTTTAGTTGCGCAGCGGCCTACTACGCACCCATCACGAAATTCATACCATCAGCCGTACTCGGATTGATAGAGTTCTAAACCTACCCAGCAGATCCCCTCACACGGTTTCCACTGGGCCCAGTCAGCGTCCCTCCTCCATTCCGGCACTCCGGCGATCTTTCATGACCCCCCTTCATCACACAGACATGTAACACAATACTATTACGACACTCAACTTCTCGCTAAGTCAAGCGCCGCGCCCGCCATTACTTTTATTCATCACCCCCACCGTTACGCACCCTCGGGCAAATATGCATCGAGGTTGTCGAAGGGCACGATGGTCATGTCGATTGGCAAGACGATTATCGAGAGTGTGAGACTACCTGCAAGCACCTCGGCTGGTATCGTGGACGACGTAAACAACGCCTGTCCAGGATTCATCGAGACAGCAAATATGCAGTAGGCACCCGTCTGACCCGAGGCCCCAACAGCCCCGCTGCTACACTTGTTCGCGATAGTAGAACTATCGGTTGGAGTGTGCATGGCAAACGTGTACGGTATCGATGGGTCCCAGAGCTCACTTGCTTTTACACTTGCGACGACGAAATACGATCCTGCTTGTGAAACACGCAGATCTCCATCGTTCAAGTAAAGCAGATCACTCGGACCACGCAAATTGTCTTCATTATCAAAAACATTCGAGCCGTCCCATTTCTCATCGACATACGATGCGAATGTACACGGCGCAGCTGGCTGCGGCGTTATAAGAGTTAACTCATAATCGACCCACAGCTCAGAGACAGCTTCGCCTGCGAGATCACTTTGCCCTTGTGTGCACACATACAGATTGCCGACGTCTGACAATCGTATGTCAGCGTCATCTGCTGGTTGCACAGGTGCAATAAAGTGAGGCTCGGAATTTTTCTTGACAATCATTGCACAGTCATTCCATGGTGCAGCTCTTACAACCCCATCGTACTGCAGCACATCACGCTTCAGAGCGGGTGCCGGGTCGGTGGGATCATAATCCACTGCAAGCATGAGAACGCCGCGGGCAGTTGTTGGTGCCTGTGGTTTCAAGAAAAATTTCAATTTATCAAAGCGATACTTCTCATAATTAGCTGCAATCCTCGACAACCACGGAAAAGTGAGGCCAGACGCCGGATTCAATCGGTACTTGCTCACAGCAAAATCATCGCTGCCAGCAATATCACCGATATACTCCATGTGTTTGACCTTATAATCACTCAAGCCAGTGTATGTCTGTCGAATTGTCTGTGAAATGGCAACTGGCGCGTACGTCTTCGCCGCAGTCACCAACTCACCACCACGCTGTGATCGCTCACCCTTGCGTGCTGGCGGTTGCTTTCTGCGTCGTGCTCGACGCTTGCGCGCTCTTTTGCGTGCACCACTCACCCCTCTAACAACGTTACGAGCTGCACTATACCCCATTCGTGCAGCCATAACTGGATCAATTGTGACCATTGGCAGCGCACCGCCGCTGGCCCCCATATAAGGCATTACTTCCATTGTTTAAGCTATTATTAGCAAATAAATTGTCTTTTCGGTTCTAATTCGTTTGCTTTACTACGTCCTCCAAAACCCCACCAACCACGCTGCTCAATACAACACACAGAGAGAGACTAATCGCACGTGCCTATTGGACTTAACGCGCGTGGCCCCCTCATGCATTGTGGCGCTCCCCTTTGAACCCACCAAATTTTACTTCAATGCAAATTGAATTAAGCTCACGTCATTACGTTGCGCTGCAATCTCCTGCCGCGTCTCGTTAATCGGTGGCTTCCCCGTAAATTTGGCGGGTTCATACTGGTCTTGTTTGGGCGTATCGCTCAAATTATCAATCTCATGGAAATAGTGAAAGGCCTTTGCCTGCAACGTGACGCGGAAGTCGTCCAAAGAGTCAATTTCTCGGTCAGCCTCGGCCTCAACTAACAGCGTTATGCCATAGTGCTTCCGAAACTGAAATATTCCTTCTTTTGACAACCGATTCCCTGTGGGCCAATGCTTCATCCGCTGTTCCAACAGCGTTTTTAGCAAATGCCTCCGTTTTGGGCTCAAATCAGCTTCCGCGCCGTCAGTCAAAAACATAACGCGCTCCAACAGTCTTGTTATCACCGGCGTATTCACAAACGCACGCAATAATCCTTCAGCGACTGTGTGTGCATAAAACCTTTCTTCTGCGTCACCGTATATCTCACCAGCATACCGCACAAAAGCTCTTTGTAATATGCGGCCTGGCATTGGCAACCACGTCATGCCTTCCTCTCCACTGAATGCTCGCTTACGCAAAAACTCTGAGTTCTGCCACTCTAAGCCGAGCAATTCGCCAGTGGCTGGTAAACCAACCAGCTCATAAGCGTGGCAGCCACGACGGTACGCTTCGTACACGTCCTTGGTCGCCTGGAGAAGCATGTCATCACCGAGTAAGTGCAAAATAAATTTGCGCTGCTTTATCCATTCAATCACCTGCTCTTCACTCGAGCCCTCGGTGAGTACGGCCAACTGCGCAAACGCATTCAAAATCGTGTTACCAATACTGGTGTTCGGCATGCCAGACGCACGCCGGCCTTCTCCCCAGTACTCAATAACAGTCTTACTCTCATGACATGATATGTATCCATGGGTCTTTTCTTGACATTTGATGTACCGAATGACCTTATTCAACAAATCGTCAGGCATATTCAACAGCCGTTTATACACTCGCGCTTCCATTTGCAACAATGCGGTATGCTCGTGCGAATCATAATGCACGAAATCGCTCATTGCATAATACACGAGCCCCGAGTCATGCCAGAACGTTGTAATCGTTCCAAAATCCTCGTTGCTCCTGCATGCATAGTGTATCACACTATCGTAACCATTCCACACTTTCTTCAAATAGCTCGCACAGCTCTTAATCGCCGGCGCTATTGCCACATTGTATGGATCCTGATTGCCTTGTATGAAACGCTCGCGAAACGGCTTCGATTTATACGGATTCGAGATGTTGACCTCCTCTTTGATAAACGACTTCTTCAACAAGTGCCGTTTCTCCAAAGTGCCAACATATTCATCCATCGCATTCCGATTCGCGAGTTTCTTCGATTTGTTCCACGTGTTTTTGGTCAGCCAATCCTCATCCGTCATCAATTCCACGTCTTTGTCTCGTGCCAGCAAACAAAAGTACACGTCTTCAAACTGACGCGCCCTCATTGCGGCATAATCCAAATCCGGATCCGGATGTTTCAAGGCTTGACGACACACGAGCGCCCGCATGCTGCTGTCAATGCACGAGTGTGGCAACACAATCGCGCCGGGTTCAACAATCGGCCCGCAAACCTGCGCACGCCGATCGCCAAGACATGGCTGCGGCATGTCCTTGGCGGCAAAACCCCACTCGTCAGCAACTTCAGGCAACTTCAAAGGTCTAAAGATACAATCCGTCTCAACTACTTTCATAAATTCGCGCTTCGGCGCTCGCCTATAATCCTCAGCTGTAAAGACTTCCTCAATTTCCACGGCATCGCCAAACTCTTCGGCAGATGCGAAAAACGAACTACTGTACTGCTCAGACGTATACTCCGTCCATTTCTTAAGTAAGTCGTCAAATAGATCGCTGCCAAAATTTAGCGTAGCCATGCTATCTGGGTCGTCCGGCTGCATCAACATTGAGCACTGTGCATACCGTTCAATGTTGCCTTCGACTTCAAAATGTGGATATCGCATCAACAATAAACAGTCATAAAACATGTTCATCTCGGCTGAATCCTGCAGGTTACCACCCTTGTCTGGATGATTATACGCCTGCCACTGCCGCCGAGCGCGTTTTATACACTTTTCATCACACTCAAAGTCGAAGAGGGGATTAGTCTCGTAGCCAGCCTTTCTGTATAATCTCGCCCACTCAGAGTTCATCGTCACTGACGTCAGTGATACCAAAAGAAAGCTAACCACTACACACATCGTGTGAGTCCAGCGTCTTCGGTATACTGCTCTGATGAGCAAAAGCAACAGCACCGG